GGTGTACATTGTCGGAGTACCAGTACCACGGTACTGCGACCGCCAAGAAATGACGGCATCGGCGAAATCGGAAATATCGCCACCGGCGAGATCGCACAAAACTTCAACCGCAAAGAGGGGATCGTCCTTGGCAATCGGACGAATGCGATCTTCAAGAATCTTGTCCGGATCTGGAACCGTACGACCATCGCTGATCAGAATCGCTCGAGCGAGCTCCTCGTCGAGCATGACTCGCATCTCACCCTTCACCCACGCAACAACATCGAAATCAGTGATGTCGATGATGTCATCACGATCAAGCTTCTGCTTCTTGTAGATGGTCTGAGGAGCCGTCTCACGACGAGCAGTTCCGTAGAACTCTTCCTGCTTCTCAGCGCCAGTGATGTAACCCTTCGCACGAGCATCGTCGTACGTGAGATCCGCCCAGTGAGTCTTGACCCGAGCGAAGGGGCTCTTACGAGCTCCATTCAGAACCGAATTCACCCACTCAGTCCGACGACTGAAGAGTTCTGGCGTAGTCGTGAGAGCATGGGCTTCGGGAAAGAGAGCATCAATCTGGTTGATACCGTGCGAAAGCGCATAGTTTTCGACAGCTTGCTTAAGCGAACCAAGTTTGGTCGCATCCGCAACGATTCCCTCCATATCGGCATGCGAAAGAACCGGCGACTTGTCTTCTTGCGCGCCCTTCTCAAAAACGTTGCGGGTCATTGTGGTACCTTCCTGAGTGGTGTTGTCATTGTTGTCGTCCTTGTCAAGATTATCGTGTTCGGCATCCTCAGTAGTCTCAAGAGCCTGGCTGAGCATGTAATGAAGAACCTGCTTTTGCTTATCGGACATCGAATCATAAACGTCTTGGACAGTTTCCTCGCCCGCCACGTCGTCTTCTTCAGTCTTCTTATCATCCGGATTATCAGCACCGGCATGCTCGAGTTCAAGACCCGTATAGATGATCACTTCATCATCAAGCGTGTCATCATCACCATTACTGTGATGAATTGTGACGTTCTCAATGAGAGCGCCAGGATTTGCGCCTGACAAAACGAGGCTCACCTCACGAATAGCTCCGTGAAGAACCTTTCCAGCTCGCTCAACGAGCTCATTTGCCCAAATGGACAACATTGTAATGTCTTTGTGATCGAGGAGCTGCTTGGCGTGTACAGCCTTCGGTGACTTGTTGAAGTAACCGTATGTGTAAACTCCATCATCCCGATTCTCAAGGACGGCATGACCAAGAACATTCTCCGGGTCGGAATGACCATGCTGCCAAACAAGAGGAACCCGCATTTTATCTTGATGCTTGAAAGCACCAGGCATGATGGTTCGTCCGTCGGAGCATTGGAGTCCAGCCTTAGTAGCGTAACCGCTGAAATCTGGTTCCATTTTGACTGATCCTTTCAAAAGAGCTAGGCCCCTGAAGTTTCTGTTGGTTGTGGCATGTTGCTGTTAATGAGTTTATCCGCTTTCGGATCGTCTGAAGGTTTGACTCCAACGAAGGTTCTGATTTCATTTGCTGAAAGAATCTCATTACGAGTAAACTTGTCAGCAATCTCAGCAATCTCCTTGACAGGAACCAACTTAAACGGATCTCGGAAGTAAAGAATGCGTTCATCGCCACGCGAACCTTGGGGCCCAAGGAACGCTCTTTGCATTGATTCGATGATGGCATCAACAATTGGCTCGATTGTACGATTGAAGTAATTTAGCATGACCTCTTCATTGGCCGTGCCATTCATCACTTCCTCGGTGAGACCGAGTTGGTTGTACAACATGTTTGTGAGATACTCAACCTGCTTAAGAAGATTGTTTTCAGCAGGTCGATTCAGCTGAGTAATCTTTTCTGTTCCATCAGTATAAGCAATACCATACTGACTTCCCTTTAATTGAAATTCAATGTCCTCACGACGCTTTTCCGCTTGTTGTCGTCTAGCTTCTGATTTAATAACGTATGGAAGCTGAATGATAAGATCGAGTTTTCCAGAACTAGACTGCTCATCAACTGCATCAAGAAGACCAAGCTTCCTAATCAATCTTTGAAGTGTCGAGTTTGGTTCATTCATTACCGAATACAAAGGATTTTCAATAATAGCTACATACCGCTTTTCGAGAGTAATCTCTTCTCGACTACCACGGTTCTCATTATAAACACTAAGTCGAACATGCTTTGGATACCAGGTAACTACTTCGCCAACTCGAAGACTATAAACATCAAAAATTTGATTAGTTGTTGGATTTCGAGTGGTATCTACTGGAACCACAGCAGCAACGCCTTTATCAAATAGCGTCATTGCAATGTCTTGTCTAAATGGTCTTGGCGACTGATCAATATTAGGCTCCCAAACGAGACATTCGTTCAAGGAACTAGGCACATCGCTGACATATCGCCCATCGTCATCAACTTTACAATGTTTGATTACAATTCCCGCAACGTCAACGCTAATTCGAGTATAAATTGATGAAACGATAGATCGTTCGCTATAAATTGCATATCTTGGTCTTGAGGGTGAACCACCGCCAACGTTTCCAGTATAAACAGCGCCTCCATATGACCAATCGTCATCTGGAACAGCTGGATTTACAAACGCATTCCAAGCCTTTTTAAAACGTTCAAACAAGATTCACCCCCTTAAGATTTCGGCTCAAGAACGTACGGACCTTCTTTGGTGTGTTGACGAGCATAAACTCTTGTGAGTCTTACGTCCATCAAGCCACCGTTAGTCATGTGATTAACAAATTCTTCGCCAGTGATAAGATGTCGTCCATTTAAAAGAATAAGAGCGGTTGGTTCCTTTAAACTAGTTGAAACAAGATCATTTACCTTCTTTTCTCTTGCCGCAGTTTTTGCTTCTCGTTTTTCTTGACGACTTGGTTTCTTGGAAGAGGGTTTATCGCCGTTAGATTTACGAACACCCCAATGCATTCCCTTTACACCACGATGTTCAAGGAAGTCATAAACATGTTCATCGACAGTCATTCAAAGGCCTCCTTGTTGGCTTTATAAGCCACGTATGCATCCATCATGGCTGAAACATTATCGATCTTTTCTTCGGCTCTTTTCTTAAGAAGTTTTCGGTTTCCATTAGTGTCTTCAAGAGTAACAGCGTTACCCATAGCAAAAGACATCAATTCTTGATCGAAAATAAGCTTTCGCTCTTCCGATAAGATTTTCAATTCACCGAGAGGGACCGATTCTGTTCGAGCACCTTGAATGACTTTTTCAATTCCAAAAGGCCCGTTCTCGTTTTCCCATCGAGTCACAAACTCTTTTGCATTGTACGGATCGAATCCAAAACAACGAACGTCATACTCATTTGTTCTGATAAATTGATCAAGATCTTCATAGACCTCCATCATGTCGAGAACTGTTCCATCTAAAACGTGCAAACTACCTTCGGTAATAAACTCTTCGTACTTAGCTCGCATAGCTCCAGGAAGTTTCATCAACGTCAAAGTTGTAATGTAACTTCGAGTCTTTACTCCGAAAGAATAATTTGCAAAAGGAAACAACAAAGTGAATGCACAGAAGTCATCGCCTTGTGAAAGGTCCGCGCCAAGAGCACATGGCATACCCCAGAATTCTCTTGCTCGATGAGGAAGAGTCTCTTCATAAGTAAAGAAGTAGGTATAACCTTCCATTGGAATTCCAAATCGCTTGGCAAGGATGTCGTTTCGAGATGCAGGAGCTTTTTCAGCTCTTTCAACATCCAGTTGATACACATCATACGTAACTGTCTTGCCGAGATTAGGATTTGCCTTCAACCAAGTCGCTGGATCATTAACTTCTTCGATGTCATCCAATTTGTAATACCAGATGGAAATGTGTGGAGCTTGGTAATCTCCTCGAAGGATACTGGAAAGTTCCATTTTGATGGTGTCGCCGGAACCGTTTCGAACTGTTCCTTCTGAGCTGACAGCAACAATCAAATAGTCATCCAACTTCGAGGCACCTTGCTCAATTGCTCCAACAACATCTTCTCTAATGTCTCCAGACAACCATTCATCGATTGTCGAGACTTTAGGTCTTAGACCTTGAAGTTTATTGATGGTCATTGGACGAACCTCCAACAGTGAACCCGTTAGAAAGTTCTCAATGCCTTTCTTTGTTGAAGCAAGTTTTACTCTTTGAGCTCTTGAACCCGTAGTGTTCTGCAAAGAACCCTCAGTCAAGAATCTAAAGAGTGGGCCCCTAGACCTAGTAATAGCCGTTCTGAATGGCGACATTACTTCGTCGGCCTGTTTCATGGTTGGGGCCGTTGTAATTTGATGCGTAGTTGCAGTATCTACATTTAAGACATAAGCTTGTATGCAACTAGCATACATAGATTTAGCAGCACCTCTGGCAACGATTAGGTATTGCTTGGTAGTGAGCCTTTTCTTGATGGACTTAGAGACATAATGTCCTCCACGACCATCAGCATTCGGCTCATACACACTTCGTTCAACAAAAAAGTACCAACCAAAGATTTGCTCAGCCCAA